GTCCGCAGGGCGACGTTGATGATTTTGAACGGGTGCGTCGTTGTGGCGCCGTCCCGACTCGGAAACGGATCAGAAATATCCAGCGTGAAGCCCTTGCTGGACGAGTCGAAGTTATAGCCGACTCCAGGTTGAATCTTCATCAGGCAGGAGCGTAGACAGAGGCGACATACCCTTCGCGGTTAAAGCGGATTTCATACTGCACCTTGTAAAGGCTGCCGTAGTCCTCCGTATTGACCTGCGCCAGGAGAAGCTGGTTCTTACCGCTGACGGTGAAGGTCGAGCCCATGTAGGCAGGCAGAAGGTCGATAGATAGGAACGAGCCGTCGCCGGAGGTCTTGCCGACGCGCGCGATCATGCCCTGGACGGTGGCAGACTGCGTAGTGTAGAAGTGTCCGGAGAAGGATGTCTGCGGGGCGAGATAGTTCGTCTTACCGTAGAAGTCCTTAGACTCAGCCTTCTTGAAACCGAGGAACTTGCGGCCCGTGGCTAGTTCAAACGTGGCGCCGTTGTTGCCGGTATATTCGACAGGATTAGTTCCGGCGACAGCAGGGTAAGCAGGGGTCGCCAGCGTGCCACCCGTCCCGACGCCAGCAATAGGTGTTCCAGAGAAGCCAGTAGCCAGCTCAAAGAAGTTAGGGTGGGTCGTGATGTTCTCAGACGTCAGGCCCTGCGATCCGCTGACCTGGGGTTCAGTGCGTAGGCCGCTGTTACAGGTAAGCTCGATGCCGACATAGTCCACTGTCGCAGTGGCGATGCCAAGCGAGTCGAAAGAGATGGTGGACTTATGCTGCTTGAGGTTGGTAAAGCCAATCTCAGAAAAAGAGCTGCCGCGCTCGATATACGCGAAGGAGCCGAACCTGTCGGACTTGTAAGTCGCGGTGCAAGTCTGGAGGCCATAGCCGTCATATGATACTTTCCAGCCTGGCTGGAGAAGCCCGGCGACTAGGTCATTGCCTGTTTCTACGCGTCCCATTAGTGTTGGTTAGGTTGTTGCGGTTTTGGTAAAGTCTGCGGGAAGGGCTCCAGGCGTTGCCGCGGCGATACGCTCAAGGGCAGCGGTCTGCTTCTTGGCTTCTTCGAGCTGGGCGTTCATGGCCTCCATGACCGGGTTCGGTCCGACGCCGATCACGTTGCCGAAGCCTTCGGGACTTTTAAAGTCTGCAGCCTTTGCTCCAGCCTTGTCAGGGCCAAGTGATTCAAGGAGCTTCTTTCCGTCAGCGGTCTTGTTGAAATATTCCATAGCCAGACGCTGGACTTCTTTGTCTTGGGAAAGGGTATCCATTGATACCCCGGCGCGAAGCTGACGCTGGAACTGCTCGGGGAGTTCAAAGTCTTTGAACATCCCGCCTTCGTTCTTCAAGATTTGGCGGGTCACTTCTGATTTGCCAGCATCTACTAGTTTCTTTTCGTCCTCTAACTCTTTCTTACGTTTGAAGAACGCAGCGGCCCGTGACTCTTCTGAGGTATTGAAGCGACTCTCGCCTGTCGCCATAAGGTCGAGACCTTCCTTGGCGTTGCGCTTAGCCTCTTCAATAGACTTGGAAATGTATGAAATCGCACCTTGGATTAGCACCATCGGAGCGGTAAAGCCTAGAAAGATGTCTTTAAAACCTGTGCTGAACTTCTTCTGAATGTCCTCAATCTGTTTGGAAAAGGACACTGTTGCCGACTTAGCCTTGTCCATCGCCTGCGGGACGTCGGAGGTCGTCTTGATGTTTACTGTCAGGTCTTGGGCCATGTCAGGGGGTGCTTTCCTTTGCCGGATTGGAAGCAGCCGCGGCGGCCTCCTTGGCTTCCTCTTCGGCCATGAAGGCTTCCTCCTCGGGCGACATGATCGAGACGTCGGCACCCTTACGGATAGCCAGGGCGGAGTTGAGCCAGATGGCCTGACACTCCGGCATCTCCCACGCCCGCTGTTCGGGGATGCCTGACGCGATCAGGTTGGCCACGATGGACAGCGGCCAAGGCACGCCCTTGTCGCCGCCCCCGGACTTGGTCTTGGTCTGCTCCCAGAACTTGGGCCAGTCGGCGACTAGGATGTAGCCGGCGAAGGCTTCCAGCAGGCGCTCAAACTTGGCGGGGTTACGCTGAAGGTTTAGGATCCGCAGCTTGTCACGCCAGCCGATGTCGCCCAGCTGCTCTTCGGCGCATACTTGGCAGGCAAAGATAAGGTCGGCAGGGGTAATGCCGCGGGAGCTAGTAACCAAGGGCGAGTCGAAGGCCATCAGCCGCACGCGATACTTGAGGCACCAGGGGTAAAGAGTTCGACCCAGAATCCTGAAAGGAGCCGGGTCGACGTAGGCGTTGAGGAAGCGGCGGTCCACTATCCTCTAGACTGCCCCCTTTTCGGGGGTGTCAATTAAAGCGTGATACCTTCGTAATCGATGGCCGTGATGCTGACCGAGGTGAAGCCCTTATTGGAGCCCTTATCGTCAATCTTGGTAATCACGCCAGAGAAGGAAACAGAAGCCGAGCCAGCGGGATAAGCGGAGGCGGTGTTGACCGTGAAAGCAAGGGTGGCGCCGAGAACCGGCATCGTCGAGGTCTTGGCGATGCCTTCGACCGTGATCTCGCTCTTGCGGTCATCCATGCGGTGGGTCTTGGTGATGCCCGTCTCGTCGACCACCGTGGCGTCCGCGGTGAAGGAGGACGAGAGGCTGTAGCTCTGGACGAAGAGGTTGGTGACAGTGCCCGCGATACCGTAGACGCAGGTTGTTCCGGTGGAGATGGCGGCCATTTGTAATTGCAGGCTTTGGAATTGGCTTAGGCGGGCAGGACCACCAGCACGTCAAACGAGAAGGAAGTCGCCCAGGAGCGCTCGTCGATGCCTTCGTCTTCGGACTGCATCGTGACGTCGTAACAGGCCGCGTCGGTCGAGGTCACGAAGGCCGCCTTGATGCTGGTCAGGTCGCGCATATTGCCGGACAGGGCGGCGCAGCGGGCGCGGTGATCGGCGAGGGTCGTGTCGTCGGCGTTCGAGAAGAGGGTGATGCGGACCGAGCAGCTGAAGTTGCCTTCGCCCTCGGGGAGGTCGGCAGGGCTACGGGCCGACTCGCAGAGGACCACGGCCTTGGGCAGGGTCTGGGTTGCGGCGCTGTCGCCCGTCAGGAAGGCCACGGTGGTCAGCCCGGTCTGGGTGGAGAGGTAGGTGCCCAAGGTGGCCTCTACGATGTGGCGGATGGATTTGGTTCCCATAAGTGGTTAGCGGCGGTTGGCGCGCTGGATGGTGCTGTTCATGTGGCGCTCGAAGCGGGCCTTCATCTGCTTGACGCGGTTGGCGTAGACAAGGCCGAGCACGTCGGCGTCAGTGGCGATGCCGTTCACATTGCCCTGCGTGTTGGTCACGCTCAGCTCGACGACCTTCTCGTTGGCCGTAAGTTTGTTGGTACCGAGCACGCGGTTGTGCCGGTTAATCCAGGCTACGCTGAGAAGTTTGACGCCGAAGTCCTTGGGCACGCCGTTAATAACGGGCTTAGGTAGGGAGCGCAGGGCCGAGGCCCAGCCCGCCTTGATCATGCCCACCATGGCTTGGCGGTCGCGGATGTATTGGTCGAGGTCGGACTTGGACTCGACGAGCATCTTGAGTTTGACCGGGCGAACGGACTTGCCGATGCGGCCGCCGAACTTGCCCTTGATGCGGTTATGCGGAGGACGCAGCTCATTGACGAACCCTTGGCCGTAGTCGGTCATCACAGGGTTGGTCGTGTTAAAGTAGTTCTTAGCCTTCTTGAACGCCCGGTCATAATCGCGGTCGTTCGCAATCTTGCGCATGATGGGCGGGAGGTTCTTCAGAGCCTGGAGTGAGCCCTTGCCGATGACCTTGTTGAACAGGCCGATGTCGTTGGTCTTGGTCGCGTAGGCCAGCTGATTGGTCAGGAGGGACGCGGCGGAGTTGGAGTTGCGGTCGTTGGCCGCCACGAACATCTTCTTGATGTCCCCGGCTACGGCGTTGTCGCCCGCGGTCTGGGCGGCCTTGGACAGGCCACGGCCTCCGCCCTTCGGCAGGGGAGGGGTGAAGGTCGCCGCGTCCTGACAGGCAAGGGCGGCTTGTTCCAGCGCCGCGTCCCGCATGGTCTGCCCAGTGTTGGCCGCAAACTGACGCAGGGCCGCGATGAACTCAGCCTGAGACTTCGGACTGATGCTGACCGACACCACGGCCTTGTTACTGGTTATCGTCGATGACGACGAGCGTGATCCATGCCGACCCGGGCTTGTAGGTCTGGCTCGTGATGCGGACGGTCTTCCCGCCGGCCACGATCTTCTTCCCCTGGGCGAGGCTGGCGATGGGGACGCCCGA